CCAAAGAGAGCAGTTTGTTACGAATGTAAACAAAAAGAATATGATGAAAGAAAGGAACAATATACATTTAATAGGTTTAAAAGAGGAATGAATAGATTTGAAAAACATCAACCATTTAAAATAGAAAACCGAAAACATATTCACAAAGCAGTAAATGAAGAATTAAGAAAATTAAAAGATAGAAGTGAAATAAGACAATTTTTAAGTAAAAGATTTGATGAGTTATTAGAAGATAAACAATTGTGGGATTACTTAAATGATACAGATATAGAAAATAAATACAATTAATATGATAGAAGTACAAAGCACCCTAAATGGGGAAGTAGGTAAAATAGAACCAAACAAAATGTATTTGGTAGATTTTACAAAATTACAGTCGGTAAACGATTTAGTTTTAGTTTTAAGTGGATTAGGAATTACATTTCCAGGTAGTCACCCATTGATTGAACACATCAAACCATTCTTAAATTTAGATAATCCAATTGAAATACCACAACAACCTAAGCAAGAGAAGCCGGCATTTATTCCATTAAAGAAAACAGATTTAAAATAATATGAGTGATAATAAATACTTTCCGCTAAACGAACAACAGTTCAATGAATTAAAGAATACATTGGCTGATATAAAAGATTATATACATGAAAGTAAGATGAGTTACATTTGGAATACTTTTAAGTTAGTAAGTGGCTCAATAGAAAATCAACCGTGTAGTTGTGCAAGTGCAGCGGGACATTGGGTAAGAGCGGTAAATGCATTGAGAGATTTTGTAAGTAAAGTAGAGAACCAATAATGAATGAGCAAACTTCATCTATACAATTAGAGTGTTCAAAGAGATTAGAAACTCTATACATAAAGCATCACCAATGGTTAGGTTCAGTAGCATACAATTTAAGTAAGAACCAAACAACTACTGAAGAATTAGTATCGGAACTATATTTGTATTTAAGTGAGAAGTGTAATCCTAAATTGTGGTATAAGGATAGTTTTAATCTACAATATTGTTTACACTTTATGAGAAGTAGATTTATCAATGGTATAAAGAGAGATAACAAACAAACAATGTTGTCGGACACATATGATGAAATAGATACAGAATATGATTACGATAGAGACGAGAGAATAGATAAAGCATATGATGAAGTAAAAGAAGAAATCAATGCAATGAAAGGTAGAAAGGGATGGAGTTCAGCTATGATATATGAACACTATTGGTTTAGTGATAAGACATTAGATGAAGTAAGTAAAGATATTGGTATAAGTAAATCAACCGTATTCTTAGCGGTAAAGAAAGTAAAAAAGCATTTAAATAATAACATACAAAACCCATTCGGAAATGAATAACGAAGAATTACAAAAAGTAGTAGAACAATTAAAAGCATCAATGAGTATTGAAGAATTAGATGAATTAGAAAGACAATACAATGAGATGTTAAAGAAGATTAAGGAAAGTGAAGAGAGTAATGATGAACCAATGTTTGGCAATCACTAACTACAAAATCAATTTAGTTGGTTATATATGTATATATCAATTAAATAATGACAGAAAATGGCAAAGTTTGAGAAAGGACATCAATTAAGTAAGGGAAGACCGGTAGGAGCATTGAATAGGTCTACTGAACAAATGAAACTTACATTGGCGAGAGCAGCTAATAAAACCCTTGATACTATTAGTGAAGATTTAGAAAAGATAAGACAAAAGGATCCTGAAAAGGCAATTGATTTAGCTTTGAAACTAATGGAGTATGTAATGCCGAAGTTAAGTAGAACAGAGATGAAAGCTGAAATTAATCAAAGAATACAGCAGATAAATGTTAATGTAAATAGAACAGGTAGTGAATTTAGAGATTAACACAACGATTACATTTGAACACCTAATAGATGCAGGAAGTAGAATAACACAGCATATTGGTGGTACGCGTAGTGGAAAGACATACGCAATACTACAATGGATAATAGTTCAGGCATTAGAAACTCCACAAACAATAACAATAGTTCGTAAAACAATTCCTTCCCTCAAAAGAACTGTAATTAAAGATTTCAAAGATATTTTAACTAACTTAAAAATTTGGAGTGATGAAGCATTTAATATTACTGATAGGCAGTATAAGTTGTACGATAGTACTATTCAATTCATCTCTACTGATGATGCTGATAAGCTTAGGGGTATTAAATCTAATATCTTATTTATTGATGAGGCTAGTGAGATTGATGAAGAAAGTTATTTCCAATTATCTATCAGAACTACTGGTCGTATCATACTCGCATACAACCCTACCGTCTCACCCTATCATTGGCTTAGACAAATGCAGGATGTTGATAGATATGTAACCACTTATAAGGATAACATTTATTTAGAGAAAGAGATTGTTAGAGCAATTGAAGATTTAGAAACTAAAAACCCAAAGTATTGGAAAATTTATGGTAAAGGTGAATTTGCTCCTAATGATAAAGCTGTTTTTACTTTTGATATTGTGGATGATTGGAATGAAGATGTTGATAACTTTGGTGCAGAGTTTGTTGCGTTTGGTATGGACTTTGGTTTTAGTTCTGACCCAACTACTCTATGTGCTGTATATAAGAATGGAGAAAATATATATGTTGAAGAACTAATGTATGATAAAGGATTAGTTACAAAGGATATAGCAGATAAATTAGATAAGTTAGATATTACAAAATCAGAAGAGATATGGTGTGATAGTGCAGAACCGAGATTAGTAGAAGAATTATATAGAATGGGTTTCAATGCAAAGCCAGTTAAGAAAGGACCTGATAGTATTAAGTTTGGTATTGGTGTTCTACAAAACTATAAGATTAAGATAAATAAAAAATCACAGAATTTAATTAATGAAATGTACGCCTATCAATACGCAACTGATAAGCATGGTTATACTACTGATGTACCTGAAGGTGGATTAGACCATTTAATAGATGCTCTTCGTTATGTTGCAATGATGAAGTTATCACAAAAGGCGGTAGCAAAAGGTAAGTACGCAATAACAATAGGAAGATATCAATACTAATAATATGAAATACACAGAAGAAGAGATAGAACAAATAGAAAACTTATGTAGAGATTTATTACATATGAACGAAGAATTAAATGCAAGAATAATTGCAATGAACGCTAAATTAGAGAACGAAGAAAGGAAAGTAAAAAGATTAGTAGCAGAATTATATTTCTTACAACAACATAAAAACAATTATACAGCATGATAAAGGAAATTGAAATTAGTGTACCGCAAGGTTATGATGATATTACATTAAGAAAATATCTAGCACTACAAAAGGAATTAAAAAACTATGAAGGTGAAGAAGATGCACAATCTGTTTTATTAGTAACATATCTTTGTAACATTGATACAGATATATTAGCAGGATTAGGTAAGAATGATTACAATACAATCAGTAATGAATTAGCAAATTGGATATCTAATACAGAGTTTGAATTAAAAAGATTTATAACAATTGATGGTGTTGAGTATGGATTTGAACCTAACTTATCTAATATAGCGTACGGTGCATATGCAGATATTACACAATACGGAACTCTAACAATAGATGAGAATTGGGCAAAGGTAATGAGTATCTTATATAGACCAGTTACAAAGAGAGTGAGAGATACATATGAGATAGAAAAGTATTCAGGTCTTATAAATGAAGAAAAGTTTTTAGATATCACAATGGATGTTCATTTCGGTACATTGTTTTTTTTTGTACATTTGTCAACCGACTTACTGAAAAGTATCCTGAACTATACGAAGGAAGCGGAGTTGCCTCACAACATCAAATCAATTTTGGAAAGAAGTGGGGAGCTTATGCAACTATAATGGAGTTGTCAAAAGAAGATGTAACACAAATTGATACAGTAATTGAACAGCCGTTAGAAAAGTGTTTAATGTATTTGGCATATAGAGCAGATAAAGTCTTAATGGAAGATTTAATGCATAAAGAAGCTATAAAGAAAATGAGTTAATAATAATCCATTTGTTGTTTGTTAAATAATTAAAACCTACACTTATGGGCATCTGGTCAAATAGTAGAAATGGTAGTTTAAGATATTCTGTTAATAGACAAAACAATAGTGGTGTCTATATTGGACCTACTAAAGGATTATCTTCTCCTAAACAAAATAGAAGAGCATGTTTATGTTTAGAAACTAACACATATGATAGAAGATGTTGTAATGGTTTCCTAATACAGCAAGGTATAGGAGTTATACAATCTACGAGAGGTCCTGAAGAGACAGTAGCATTCAGTAACGGTTTTAGTATCGGTTTCCAATAAGAATAATAATAACAACAATATACCATGGCAGAATACAATAAGTCAATATTAGAAGCGAGAAATAATCTATCGTTTCCAAATAACACAACTAACTACATTACACCAGAAATCTTAAGAAACTTCAATACAGATATGATTGATAGTTTGGTAGATGAGATTTCATATAATATAGATAGTGCATCAGTTAAAACAAATATTACTAATCTAAATAATTTTAGTGCATCTCAATATATTGCAGATAGTTCTTCATTTGATAGTAGATTAGATTTAGTAGAAAGTACTTCTTCTTATTTGAATACAACATTTAGTTCTTCAGTAGATACGAGATTAGATAGTTTAGAAGATTTTAGTAGTAGTTTAATTTTTAATTATGTTACTGAAACACAATTAAATGATGCAACACAATCATTAAGTGCAAGTTTAAGTGCAACGGATAACACACAAGTATTCACCGCATCTTTTAACACTTATACACAATCAGTAAGTAATACAATAGCAACTCTAGCTACAACAGCATCTCTAAACGCATTAACACAAAGTATTGCAGATAATAGTGCAAGTGTAGCTGCTCAATTAGTTAATCTAAATAACTTCTCAACTTCATTAGATGCAACTTACGCAACAGATGCACAATTGAATGCGAGTAGTTCAGCATTAAACTCATACATTGCGATTAAATTAGATACGGGTTCATTTAACACTTATTCAGCATCAGCATTTTCATTTGATGCAACACAGAGTGTAAACATAACACAGGCTTCAGCAAGTGCATGGGGAGCATTCCAAAGTGCATCTTCATATAGTGCAAGTTTATCAACAACGATAACAAATAATAGTTCATCTAACTTCCAAGTAGATGCAACACAATCATTCCAAATCACAGCGAATGCAGAAACAGCATCAGCATATAGTGCATCATTAGCAACTTCAATTAGTGCAAGTAATTTTACAATTGTAGCAAATAGTGCAAGTGCGGCAACGGCATTAAATACATTAAGTGGTAGTTCTTATACAACTTATGCAAAATTAAGTGGTGGAAATACATTTAGTGGAGTTAATAACTTTGCAACTGTAAATATTTCTGGCTCATCTTCATTAACTGGTTCTTTGAATGTATTGAGTGGTAGTTTTAGTGGAAGTGTTATTACGAATGTAGCAGATGTATATACAGGAAGTGCAGTTGTAACAAACATAATCACAATGACGGCAGCAGAATATACAGCATTACCTTCTTCATCAGCAAACACATTATATATCATACTTTAATATGAGTATAAACTTAGCAACAACAGCAGTTACAGATATACGATTGGGTTCTCAATTCGTAAGTTCTGTATTTTTAGAAAGTTCATTAGCGTGGACAAATGCATTTAGTGCAAGTGGTGGAACATTTGGAACATTCACTTCGGGCTCTGAAACTTATGCATATCATACCTTTACGGGTAATGGTACATTTAATGTAACAACTGGTTCTACTAACTATGCAAAAGTATTAGTAGTTGGTGGTGGTGCAGGTTCTCCGCAAGCAGGAGGGTTTTGGAATGTTGGTGGTGGCGGTGGTGGTGTAAACTATCAAGAAAATGTAGTTCTTAATTCAGGTTCATACACAATCACAATAGGTGGAGGTGGGGCTGCTAATACAAATGGTAGTGACTCACAATTTAGTGGAAGTGGTTTAAGTATAATAGGAGGTGGAGGTAATGTAAACGGAACAAGTGGTACACCTCAATCAAATGTAGCAGGAGCATCACAAACAGATAGAGCTGGAGGTGGTGGTGGAGCAGGTGCAACGGGTTCAGCAGCAACTTCATTAGCAGGTGGTGATGGTGGTAATGGTTTACAAGTATCAATCACCGGAACATCAGTTTATTATGGAGCAGGAGGTGGTGGAGGTGTTAATGCATATAGTAATGTGTATACACCTGGTAATGGTGGTTTAACTAATGGTGGAGTAGGTGGAAGTAGAACAGCAGATCCTGGTGCAGGTACAATATATGGTGGTGGTGCAGGTGGTAATGGATATAATCCAACTGGTGGTGGTCAATCGGGTGGTAATGGTGTAGTAGTTGTAATGTATAGACAAACAACTCCAACTCCAACTCCTCCTCCAGGTCCTCCTCAACCGCAAGTTATATTACCAATTACAGCAAGTGCAGGAACATTGGTTATATGGAGTGATACAACTTCATTGACAGGTTCTGTATTATATGATAAGAGTGGTAGAGGAAACAATGCATTAGTTAGTGGTAGTACATTAGCTAAGACAGGTTCTAATGGATTTATGTTTAATGGAACAGATAACTATTTAAACTGGCCTACAAACTTAACAGGTACTCCTTCTTCATCTTATTCAATACAATATTATGGTGTTCCATTCTATAATACATCAGTAAACTACGATTTCTTTGCAAAAGATTTCTATACAAATGGATGGGATATGATATATCAATCATCTGGCTCACAAATTATATTAAGAGATAATGCAGGTGCTGATAGGAAATCTCCATTCTTTACTCCTTCAACTACACAAAAATCTCAAATAGTAATAACCGTTGATGATGCAACGAATGTTGTAACATTGTATAAAGATGGTGCATTGGTTGGAAACTTTAGTGGAACTGCTGTAAATGCATTTAACGCATTTGCTTCTCCATTTAAGTTTGGATACAATACAAATGCAGATGCAACATTCTTTAAAGGTTCATTAGCATCAGTAGCATTGTATAGTAAAGTAATAAGTGCAACAGATGTATTCTATAACTGGGGTGCATTAACAGGTTCAACTTTCTAAATATGAACGAACAAATATTAGAAATAATGTTAGAGTTGTGTGAGGAAGAAAATGAGGATTTGAAGGCCGAAAATGAAAGGTTGTATAACTACATCAACTATTTGGAGAATAAAAACCGTAATTTGATAGAAGAATATAACAATCTTGTCAGAATAGAAAAGAGATATAATTAAAAAAATAACTACAAACATATATACAATTGTTAAATAATTAAAATAAAAGAATATGACATCAAAAGAAGTATTAGGCAAAATAGCTAAAATGTTAAACTTATCTTCAGAAGAAGTAATGTTTACGGATGCTAAAACAGCAGATGGTACAATCTTACAATCTCCTACATTTGATTTAGGTGAAACAGTAGAAGTAGTTTCAGAAGATGGAACTAAAACTCCAGCACCAGATGGTGAACACGAAATCGCATTGAAAGACAGTGAAGGTAACGAAGTAGTTATCAGAATTGAAACTAAAGATGGCGTTATCACACAAAGAGAAAATGTTGAAGAAGCTAAACCAGAAGTAGGTGAAGAAACTGAAATGGTAAAAGAAGATAAGGTTGACTCTGTTAAGAAAGCAGAAACAGTAGAAACAGAACCATTACCTGGTGATGGTGAAATTGAAATGGCAGGTGTTGCAGAAGCAGGTGGACCTTTAGGTGCAGGTGCAGAAACTGAAACAGTATCTCCAATTCCACAAACAGAAGATAAACCAGAATTAAGTTTAGAAACTGTTTTCGCTAAGGTTGAAGAAATGGCTTATAGAATTTCAGAATTAGAGAAAGTATTAGAAACTAAAATGGCTGAAGTTGAAGTTGAAATCAATCCTGAAGAAGAAACAGAAGATGAAGAGTTACCAAAATTAGATGGTGCTCCAGTTGAACAAATGTTCTCTCAAACAGAAATACAAAATAGATATGGTAAGAAGGATGTTAACCCTCAGGCTACTTTCCTTTCTAAATTATACAATAAATAATTTTTAATAAAAAAAACGAATTAAACAATGAAAAAAGTTCAAAACTTTGTAGCACAACCTACAATTACTAGCACATACGCTGGTGAATTTGCGGGAGCCTATATCGCAGCAGCGTTATTAAGTGCAAAAACATTGGATAACAAATACATCACAATCATGCCGAATGTGAAGTACAAAGAAGTTATCCAAAAATTAGCAGTAAGCAACATTATCAATGATGCTACCTGTGATTTCGTAACAGACTCTGGTTCAGTAGCATTATCTGAAAGAGTTATTACTCCAAAAGAATTACAAGTTAACTTACAATTATGTAAGCAAAACTTCGTAGCATCTTGGGAAGCTTTACAGTTAGGTTATTCAGCATTTGATGAAATCCCTAAGTCTTTCACAGACTATTTGATTTCTTATGTTGGTGGTAATGTAGCTCAAGCAACTGAAATCAGTATTTGGCAAGGTGATAACTCAGCAAACGGTCAGTTTGGTGGTTTATACAACAACATTACTGGTTCTGGTGCAGTAAGTGCTTCTTACTCTGGTTCAGTAACTAAAGATAACGTGTTAACAGCGTTAAATTCTTTAGTAGATGCAATCCCTACAACAGTTTATGGTAAAGAAGATTTGATGATCTATGTACCTACAAATGTTGTTAAAGCTTATCAATCAGCATTAGGTGGTGTTGGTACTCCTCAAGTAGCTAATGGTTTTAACAACCAAGTTACAGTTGGTGAGAAGCCATTAAACTTCAATGGTATTGATTTAGCTCATTGTCCTGGTATGAAAGACTCTACAATGGTAGCAGCACAAAAATCTAACTTATTCTTCGGTACAGGTTTATTATCTGATTACAATGAAGTTAAAGTATTAGATATGGCTAACATTGATGGTTCTCAAAATTTCAGAATTATTATGAGATACACTGCTGGTACTCAAATCGGTATCCCAACAGATATCGCTTACTACAAAGCAGCTTAATAAAAACTAATTAATAAGTAGGTGGGGTGTAAAAACTCCACCAACTTTAACAAAAACAAAAACTAATCATTATGGCATGTAACTTATCACAAGGTAGACAAGAAGTTTGTAAAGAAAGTATTGGTGGATTGCAAGGTGTATACTTTATCAATTACACAACAGCTTCTTTTACAAAAAATGCAGCAGGTGAAGTAACAGCGTTACCATCTGGCTCAACTGTTTACTATTACGAATTGAAAGGAACATCAGCTTATACTGAAACAGTTAACTCTTCAAGAGATAATGGTACTACATTCTTCTCACAAGAATTAGTATTAAATCTTAAAAAACTTACAAACGAAATGACTACTCAATTAAAGCTTATGGCTTATGGTAGACCTCAAATCGTTGTATGGACAAATAACGGAGATGCGTTATTAGTTGGTGAAAAATTAGGTGCTGATGTAACAGCAGGAACAATTCAAACAGGTGGAGCATTGGGTGACCTTTATGGTTATTCAGTAACTTTCACAGGTATGGAAAAATTACCAGCGGCATTCTTATCTGGTTCAACAACTACTTCAGCTTTCGCAGGTTTAAGTAGTCAACCAACTATCGTATATAACTAATAAGATAGGTTGATATAATATTAAGGGGATAATTCTTTGGAGTTATCCCTTTTTTTATTTATATTAGTGATAATCGTATCTATGTTTGTTAAATAGATAGATAAATACGAGATAATGTTAGCATACTACCTAGATAATACCAACAATTTTACTATTAGAACGCAAAATACGGCATCTAATGCAGAATTTACAATGTCATACCAAGATATGTACACATTGAAAAATGGAACATTAGATTTAATTTCTGCATCATTTACTTCATACGAAAACTTATTTGCTTTTACAGGAAGTTTAAGTGGAGCATATGCAGGACAAGATTTAAGATTGGTATTGTATAGTGGAACAACCGAAATATGGAATGGATCGTTAGAGGTATTCCAATCTCAATCATACGATAAATCAACATATAAAACACAGATTACTCAATATAAGTCGCACGAAAGCACTAACGAATATATCATAATGACATAATATGAAACAAACAACAAAATTTTCTATTGTTAATATCAGTAACAACGCACTACCAATAATCAACGAAGATACAAAGACTCGTTTAGCATGGGTTCCATTTGGAGTTTATGGACACGATGATTTTTTCCAAGCGGTAACATCAGCATATAATGTATCTACTTCAAACGCAGCATGTGTTGAGGGTATAGCAGATTTAATATTTGGTAAAGGATTATACTCAAAGAATGAAGGATACAATACTATCTTACAAAAATTAATTCCACAGGAAGAAACAAAGAGAGTAGCATTTGATTTAAAATTATTTGGTAATGCAGCATATCAAGTTTATTGGAATGATGACCATACTAAAGTAATTAAATTCTTTCATGTTCCTATTCAAAACTTAAGAGCAGAAAAGATATTTGCAAATCCAAAAATAGAAAATTATTTTTATTGTACTGATTGGTTTGATAGTAAAGCAGTTAAACATAAAAAGAAATTACCTGCATTTGGAACTTCACAAGAAAAATGTGAAATTCTTTATTTGAAAAACTATTGTCCTGGTTTATATTATTATTCGTTACCTGATTGGGTATCGGCTCTACAATTAGCAATTAGTGAAGGTGAGATTTCAAACTTACACTTCAATAACATTACAAATGGTTTCTTACCGGCAGTAATGATTAACTTTAATAATGGTGTTCCAGCTCCTGAAGAAAGACAAACGATAGAAGACCTATTGCAAGCTAAGTTTACGGGTACTGATAACGCTGGTAGATTTATGGTTTCATTTAACGATAGTTTAGAAACAAAACCTACAATAGATGCAATCAACATAGATAACTTACATGAGAAATATGAATATGTAGCAAATTATGTGCAAGATAGAATATTAGTTGCACATAGAATTACTTCACCTTTATTATTCGGTATTAGAACAGCAAATAATGGTTTCAGTTCTCAATCAGAAGAAATGAAAACAGCATTTAGTATTTTACAAACAATGACAATTTCTCCATTCCAAAACATAATCTTAAATACATTAGATTACGCATTGACAGAGGGTGGATATGATGATACTGAATTATACTTTGAACAATTAACTCCATTAGTAATTCTTTCACAAACAGCAGAAGATACTGGTAAAACAGTTGCACAAATTGAAGATGAAACTAATAAGAGTATGGAAAATCCAGCAACGCAAGAAAATCCTGGTGACCAAACAATAGAAGAACCAAAACCTTCAGAAAATTTAGAAGATACTTTACATCCAAATGTTTCTTTATCATCTCCTTTTTTTGAAAGAGAATACGAAATACTAAAATAAAAATAAAATATGTCATACGCACTTTTTATAACGAGAAACGATATTATTAAGAACTCACCGTTGCAAGGAGCAATAGATGCAGATGCTCTATTACCATTTGTAAGAACAGCACAGGATAAATACTTAAAGAATTTATTAGGTACAGTTTTGTTTGAGTATTTACAGGCACAAATTACAGCGGATACATTTGATACATTAAGTTCTTATTATCAGGTCCTAATGAATGACCACATTAAATATACTTTAATTTGGTACGCAGTAACAGAGTATGTTCCATTTAGTAATATTCAATTTAGAAGTAATGGTGCAATTAAATTAGTATCTGAGCAAGGTTCAGCACCTGGTAAAAATGAAATGGATTATCTTTTACAGAAAGCACAAGATAATGCTGAGTATTACTCATTGAGATTACAAAACTATTTAATAGCATACTCTCAACAAATACCACAATATTTACAATCAGTAGGTAACCAAACAATGATTTATCCAGATATGACCAACCAATATTTCGGTGGCATTCAATTATAATATATTATGGCAAATACACCAATAGTACATAACACCGGAGTCAATTACTCTTTATACTTCAATATCCTTAATTACTTTAAGACTATAATGAAGAACCATCCTGGCATTAAAATTGTTAGTTATGGTGGATTAGATAATTTAGACCAAAAACAATTCCCTATGTATCCATTGGGTAATATCAATGTGATAGATACTACATTTGGTAAGAATACTACATCTTATACTATTCAATTAATTATAGCAGATAAGGGTGAAAATAAATCTAATGAGAGTAATGAATACAACGAACAGACAGTTCCTTTCTTTGGAGTGGATGATGATGTTAGTATTCATAACAATACATTGGGTATACTAAACGATTTAACAGCATATACACAAAGGGGTGTGCAAGGATTTGAAATTGAAGATGATATTGTATGTGAACCTTTCGTAGACCGATTTAATAATGGTCTATGTGGGTGGGTAGCAACATTCAATCTAATAACACACAACGATAAAAATAGGTGTCTTTTTTTTTTGATTAACCCCGAGGAAAACGGTTATTTAATCAGAGAATGTATAAGTGGAGATGAATATAGAGCAGTACTAAATACGAGTGTAGATATAGGAGATGTGATTTCAACATTAAATGTTCCTGGAGCACCTCAAACTTATTCTAATCTCGTTTGTTATAGTATAGTAGAAAGTATTAGTGGAACTGATTGGGATTATGTAAATTTACCTGTATTAGCTCTACCTTATGATAACTACGGTGAATGTTCTTTATGTGAATTATGGATACAACCAAAGAAATGGGGAACAACACCAGCAAGTTGGAGTGGTCCTAATGCAGATTTTAGAACTTGGGCAAATGATTAAAAATATAAAAATAAAAAAATAGAATAATGGGAAGTTTAAGTAATTTATACATATCACAAAGTTACATATCTCTAATTCATTTAGGAAGTAATAATACAGCATCAACTACTCCAATTGAATTACAAGATGGTTTAGGAAATGGAATAGGTGTTTCAGTTTCTACTAATGGTAATTTGTATGTTAGTGGTAATATATACGCAACTAACTTAACAGGTAGTGGTGGTGGAACAGTTGATACAAGTTCATTTGTATCTACTGCAAGTTTCAATGCTTATACACAATCTACTAACAATACAATAGCTGGATTACAAACAACTTCAAGTTTTAATACTTTTAGTTCTTCTAACTACGCTGTCAATGTATCACAATCTCAACAAATTGTAGCATCATTCGCAACAGCATCAGCATTTAGTGCAAGTGCAGCGGTAATCAATAACGCACAACAATCACAGATTAATTCTTTAACTTCAGCAACTGCATCATACGCGATTAGTTCATCAGTTAAAGTAGTAACAGATAGTTTACAAACACAAATAAACGGGTTATCAACAACGGCTAGTGTAAGTACTTTATCAGCATCAATTTATCAAACAGATGCAACTCAAAGTTCTTTAATCAATGGTAAGTTAGATACTTCATCATTTACTACATTTAGTTCTTCTATATCAACACAATTTAGTGCAAGTACATTCTTTAGTGGTACACAATATAAAGGGGATAGTAGTTCATTTGATAGTAGAATAAATAATATTTCAGCTCCTATTGGATATGTAACAACTGCATCTTTCAACTCTTATACACAATCAGTAGCAAACACAATAGCAACATTGGCAACTACTGCAAGTGTAACAACATTAAGTGCAAGTATATATTCAACAGATGCAACACAGAGTTCTTTAATCAATGGTAAGTTAGATACTTCATCATTTACTACTTTTAGTACATCAGTAGATAGTAGATTAGACCTTTTAGAATTATCAGGAAGTGGATTTGCAACAACAGCAAGTGTAAACGCATTATCTGCAAGTATATATCAAACAGATGCAACTCAAAGTAACGCAATAACAAATAATAGTTCTTCATTCGCAACATCTATTAGTGCAAGTAATTTTAATATTACAAACAATAGTGCGAGTGTAGC